CCCCACATAATACGGAAGGCACAGTTTCTTCCTTGTGTCCCGAAGCGAGACTTTTCCAATCGAACCTTAACTTCTGATCCGATTCGGAAACCTTTATCGTCCGTTACAAAAGCGCTCTTAGCTTTGCGCCCGGTTAACCAGATGCGAAGCGAATAAGAATAATGCATAGCCTTTCCGCCGGGCGTCATATAGGGCGTAGTCATAGCTGTGATGTGAGCCATCGGGCCGCTAGTAATGTTAGTCTTAAGCTGGTTGAGAACCAAGAAGGTTGCCTGCTTGTCGGCGATAGGTAGCGTCAGCTTGGACATTCCCTTCGCAAGAATGCGGGCCTTCATTGCCATCGAGGATTGAGGATTAAAGTCGCCTTCCACATCCGAAACTGCGGGGGTGAATGCGAGAGAATCCCAAATCAATAGTAACTTCTCGTCGGTTGCTCCCAGAAGCTCTTCAATAGTCTCCAGCACAAACTCGACAGACGATGCCTGGATGTACATTAAGCGCTCTAGGTCGCATCCTGCTGCCTCCAAAAAGGCAGGATCGATGGCAGACTCGGAATCAAAATATACGACGAGCTTGCCCTGTTTCTGGGCATTGGCTGCGATTTGTGCAGCCATGTAAGATTTGCCTGTAGACGTGAGTCCAGCGATCTCTGTGGTCTTCCCAACAGGAATGCCGCCCATCTGTCCCTTACATATGATGCTGTCTAACCAACGAGATCCTGTGGGGATCCATTCCTTGACTTCGGTGGGGTTGGCGCCCGTTAAATCGTGGGCGACATTGCGGCCAGCTTTTTTATTTACAAGAGTCATAAGATCTTGCATAGATACACGACCAGCCTTGGTTTGTTTTGCCTTTCTCGGCATTTTGCCTTCCTTTGTTTCTAATTAATAGGGGGCAGACTATTCCCGGTCTGCCAGCGGGGCGAGCCTAGCCTGCTACCAGTTCATTAAAGGCACGGTCAACATCAGTAGTTGTGTCCGTGCTGTACTTAGTAGTCTCGCGCGAGCGCGACTCGGCGGATCCGTCTCCGGCAAGCTGCTCATCGAGAATAGCGTCGACCTGCTCTGAACTAAGACGCTCGAAGAGAGAGTCAAAGTCAGGCATGCCATCAAGGAGGGCGGGGATGGCCTCGGGATCCTCAAGCAATGTTGAGGTGTTTCGACGCATTTTCAGGCTCGTCTGGGGGTATGCACCGGGCTTGGTGGGCTTGGTGTAAGTAAGGGTGATGTCGGTGCCCTCTGTAATATCTGTGACATCACCATATTCGGGGTCTAGGATATAGCCGAGCAGAAGTTCGTATGCGGTCTTACCATAGCCGTATACCTTAATTCCCTCGTCTTCTCGACCACGGATAACAACGGGGCTGAAATAGCGAGTGCGCACAAAAAGTGATTTTGCGAGCTTCTTACTTTCCTCGTCATTATTCTCGCTTCCTTCTCGCCAAAGCTGGGAAGCGAATTCGCAGATAGGACAACCTTCACTATAATTACGCTTGGGACACAGAATTCCTCCTCTGTGGTCTCCTACGTTATAATGAAAGAACATTTCCTTCAGTGGATCTCCGTCGTTAGTTGGAATAATCCGAATGATGGTGTCTCCCTCGTCTGGCTTGAACCAAACAGAAGTAGAATCACCTTTGTTTTCACCGCGCAAAGTTGCGAGCTTGCGGCGCATAAGCTCCATATCAATTGACATTATTCAATTTCTCCTTTTATGAATAAAGTATATCACTCTTGACTTAAATTGTCAAGAGTTTCTTCTTGTTGTATCACATTTGTGTGGGCAGTGACAAACCCAAAATCTTCATAGTCAGTTTCATAAATAGCATAAGAAAGCTTTCGAAAAGCATTCTTTGGTTTTTCTTTTAATATATCGACCAATTTCTTGTGTAGGCCCCCTTCGGAGGCTAATCTTTCCTTGTTTATACATATATAATAACACAGTTCACGAGGGGTGTCAAGCCCAAAAAGCCATTTTTCTTCAAGATTTTCCATATTGAGCATTCCTATGGTTCGAATGCGATTTATTTCTGATGGCTTGGAAACTTGTCCGATTTCTGGTTCCGAAAACTCAAAATAGTTTAAATAGTGAATTGTCGAAAAAATAAAGTCGTTTAGCGTTTCGTAATATGTCTTGATCGAAACCTCTCCAAGTGTCTTTTCAAGATTGAGATTCGAAATCAAGGTAATAGACCGAAAAAGGCCCGATCTAGCATATTCTTGGAGAACGCCGAAAGCAACCTTTTCTATTGTTTTTGGCAAACCAGTTAATAACTCTGTATCGGGTCTTATATAAAAGAGATCTATTTTCTTATTTTTGATCTGCTCCAAAATCCCCAGCACATAATTAGAACTCATAGATGATCCCATAGTGAACACCTGTACTCTGTCTCTGACTCCTTCAAAAAACTTACTAAGATCCGGAATATTTGCTTCATATTCTTCTGGTGTGTCGAAGGTTTTTAACTTGTGTTTGCGGGCGCCTCTAGAAGCCTTATCATTTAATAGGTATACTTCGTAATTGCCAATATTGACGAATTTTTCTGCGATTGCTGATGCTGCATTTCCAATGCCAATTATTGAAATCATAGTTTTAATTCTTTTAATTCAAGATAATTTTTACCGCAAGTTAGGTTGACTAGAAATTTATCAAGTTTGTTGTTTGAAAATATTTCTTTTATCTCTGGCGCCAGTTTCCTCTCACTATCTGCAAGATCAACAACAATCTCGTCATGAACGATGTGTGAGATAAATGACTTTTTATCCTTAAAGTATTTGTCAAGAGCAACTGCGCGGTCTAGTACAAGATCTGCGGTTGTGCTCTGTATTAAATAGCTTAGTGCCTTCCTTCTATCAACCAAGATATTGCGATTGAATACTGTTTTAATATAACCATTATTATACCATTTGTCAAGAACTTTTTTGCGATGATAGTGATTAAATTCGTTATCGCTAGCCTCGGGATTATACAGCCAAGCAAAGAATTTTGTTTTTGCGGCTTCTCTATTAATCTCGCCTTCAATAAGGTTCTTGATATGCCATTCGTGCACATCTTCTTGAGGTTGTTGTTCACCAGCTAACGCAATGAAGGTTCGTACCTCCGCGGCGTTGTAATCTAATGACAATAGCCAATCGTTATGGGGCTTCAGAAGCTTTCGAAAATCTTTTTGAACTGTCAGTATGGGAAAGCTTTTTGAACACGTTGTAAGCCTCCCTGTGACCGTCCCGAATAAATTATAATCTATGTATTGGGGTCCGTTTAGGAGGGTTTTGGCTCTATTTGAGTTTCTGGACGAAAGATGAAGATTTTTACATTCATCGTTGTTCAAGTTTAGATTTTGATATCTTATCTTGTAAAGAAGCTTTTGAACATTATTTAGATGATCGTAACACTCTGGTCTTTCATGGGTCTCGAAAACATGCTCTGTTATCTTATTTTTGATCTCGCAGAATTCTTTAAGAAAATCTTCCGGAACAAGATCAAAAATACAGTGGTCGCGCATATCGACCTTCGCTATTCGAAAAGATTGAATATATGCTCGCAGGCGTTTTTGTGCGGCTTTCAGGCGCAAAGTAAGGTCTGTTGGGCATACTTGATTAAGCGCAAGTCCTTCGCAATACAGGCATGCATATTCAACATCAGCATTAGTTAGTGAACCAGAATATTTCCAAGTCTTTGTTAAATTCTGGGGGAAGTTGTCATATGACAGTTTTCCATCTGCGTATATGCCGATGCATTCAGATTTATCATCAATCGTTTGAAAGATCATCTTTTATTGCTTGCCTCTGTTTATTAATATAACTCGCAGAGCCGCGATAGTCAAATGTTTTATTTAAAATTCTTTCAAATATCATCAAGGATTTTCGAATGCCAACATGTTCAACGGCGCGAACACAATCATTAATCAATATGTCTTGTTCATTTATTGAAAACTGTGATTCTTCTTCTAAAAATCTAATTTTGCAGTAAAGGCGCAAAAAATAAATTTCATCAAATTCTTTTTCGAATTCTTCTGTTGTATAAGAAAGTGGGTTTACGCTTTTTTTAATTGTTGAACCATCGCATTGTTCATAAATATAAAATTCTGGATATTTTACCATATTATATAATCTAAGGAGACTGGCGCCAAAGTTCTCAAAATATTGATTATGTACATGTGTGTAATTATTATTTATTACAGAGTCTGTGGTGGGGGAGAAGTATTTTGCAGACCTCGCGAGCATTCCGGGAGCATCAATATCACAAACAATACGCCACGGTACAAATTCATCGATCATGAACCCATAGCTATTGCATGCATTCACATAGAACCCCCAATTCTCACTATTAATAAATTTGGTTATTTTTTCATCATCATTGACAGGATCTAAATCGGCTATTTCTATCGCAAGGCCGGTGCACAGAATAGGACAACGCCGACTCTTAATATATGCCGGCTTAGTAAGGGGCACCGTTTTAATAATTTTTTCAAGATAGGGCATTAAATATACCAAAAATTCTTTAAAATCTCTAACTTTAATATCATCTTTATCGAAAAGGCCTTTTAGTGTTTCCAGGTAAGCATCTAGATAATCAGTATATAATAATTTATGGCCGACATACGCTTTATAAACATTTAAATTGCTTAAAAATGGATCGTCTGCTTTAATAAGGCCTTTGTTTACACATTTTTGAAATTCGCGGGACATATCCTCAAAGGCATCTACAACAAAAGACAAAGCTTTAACGCTAGATTGAGTACCACTAGTTTGTCTAAAGCTTTTAAATCCTGCGAATAGCGGAGCTTTTAATGGTCCTCGCATTTCAATGGGGACAAAAAATTTATCTACTCTTCCGAAAAGAAACTTTTCACCTAAATTAAAATCAACTAGACTTCCGGGAGTCATAGCCTTTAAATGAAGTCTATACATTAATCGCTTTAAAAATAATATTCTCGTTTTTTCTTGATTTGTGTTAGTATAATTTGTTGACATAATAAAAAATAAGGATTGTTGTTATTCGCGGTGGGTCACTCTTCCGTTCGTCGTTCGGCCGGCCGCAGTTTCGCGAACGCCAGTGCCGAGACGGTCGTTTCGTTCGTTCTCCGCGCGGCGGGCATCGAGTTCGGCCGAGTCGGTTTGGTGTATGTTGATCTGGTTAGAAAGCTCGGCGATTTCGCTCGCGCGCCTTTCGCCCGGGGCGGTTGTAACACTATCCCGAATTAGTTGTGCGGTTGGAACCCGAGAGGTGGACCTAGC